TTGTGCAATAATTCCTGTCCATGTGCCGCGAGCGTTTCTGTTGTTTACGGCTGTATCGTCTGGATCATTCCATGTAAAGTCAACGACTCGCACTTGATCTAATTTATCTAAAGCAGACATAGATGTATCTATGATGTTTTCTTTAAGCCTTCGGTCTGACGAAACCTGTATGGCCGCGTTGCCTATGTACAATGTAGCTGACCCGCCTCCAGCAGAACTAGAGCGTATTTGATTGTTGCCGTTTGCCGCGCCGACGTACACGCCTTCATTAACAACTACGTTACCACTCCCAATGGTTGTGCCTGTGGTTCCAAAATAAACGCCTCCAAGTGCGTTAATACGCATACACTCTGTCGAGTTGTAATTGCTATTAGTGCTTCCCGTTCTAAAAACTATGTTGTTGCCAGTAGAAGCAGTTGCCGCACCTGCGGCGGCAATGTTGATGCCTGTAGAGAAAGCAACAAAAGCGGCCTCAAGTCCGGTGGTGCTATTGGTTGACAGTAAACTACCACCAGAGGAACCGCGAACTTCTAACACAGGCGTTCCAAATCCACTTTGACTTGCAGGACTCGTAGTACCAATACCTACGTTACCATTCTCATCAATCCGCATGGCCTCTGCAACGCCATAGCCACTGTTTGCGGCAGTGTTAAATGTTATTTCACCGCCACCACCTGAGCCTGCATAGAGCACCTCTATACTGGCGTTAACCCCTGCACCAGCACTAGCGTCACTTGCATAAAACTCAATACCGCCCTGTTGGTTATTTGATGTCGCCGTTGTATCAGTGTCTGTGATTCTCAGGTAATTAGCTTTTGCACCGGCGTTATTATTGCCAGCAACTTCAAAAAGTCTAGCAGGACTGTCAGTCCCAATACCAACATTGCCAGAGCTATCAAGAGTTACTCTTCGTGCTCCCGCTGTCCACAAATCAAGCTCATCATCAGCGTGTCGATATCTAATTAAGCCGCGATAACTAGAATCACCAGAAGTGCCATCCGAAAACTGAATGTCTCCGTTACTGCTGGTGCTACTGTGAATCGTTAATCCTGCCCCGCCAGAGCCAGAGCCTATTTGCAGGTCATCACCATTACCGCCGCCTAGTGTTGCGACTGTGCGGCCTATAAGGACGTTGCCAGAGCTATTTATACGCATACGCTCTGTTACAGCGGTGTTGGTGGTTACACTTCTTGTACCAAAAACAATATCTGCGGTAGTACCGCCAGACGATGACGTAGAAACTGCGGCAATCTCTGCGGGCGGCTCTGTATAGGTTCCGTTTGTAAAACCAAGACCAATAGAGTAATAGCCACTACTCGTGAATGTCTCTTGACCAACTTGAAACATCGGACTGCCAAAAGCTGTTGGCGGGGTGTCATTGATAACAACTCTTGCGCCAGCGTGGTTTGAAGCTGAACCAATACCTACGTTCTCTGAGCTATCAATCGTAATCGCAGTGCTTGTGGCGTTATCGTCGATGCCTGTGGAGGTAAACGTGGTAAACGTACCTGCGGCGGCTGTAGCTGCACCAATAATTGTGTTTTCAATTGTGCCGCCAGATATGGTTAGGTCATTGGCAACGTAGGTATCAGAAATAACTGAACCCTGCCAGGTTCCTGTGCCAATTGTTCCAACTGCCGTTATCTGCGTCTGAGATGCATCCACAGACAAAGTATTCGTACTAAGGGTAAGGCCCGTACCTGCTGCTAAAGCCGTCTTAGAAACGCTTATAGCAGCGCTGGCGTTAACATCATCATTGACAATAACCCCAGAGCCAATAGCCGCCACACCAGTATCGGCAATTGTAATGTCGCCAGAAACTACATTGTCAATCCACTTTGATGTGCCCGTATCATAAAACAACAAAGCACCATCGGCAGGGCTTGTAACATTTGTGTCGGTAAGCTCTGCAAGTGTATCCGCAGATGCAACCTGCGAATCAACATATGCTTTAATAGATTGCTGAGTAGCTAACTGAGTTGCAGAGTCTGAAGACATATCATCTTCATCAAGAACCGCAGTGCCAGAAACGCCGGTATTTAAAACAGGCGATGTTAATGTTTTGTTGGTAAGCGTTTGGCTTCCAGTAAGCGTTGTAACTGTAGAATCAATCGCAAATGTAACGGCATTACCAGCACCCGACGTATCAATACCAGTACCGCCAGTGAACGTCATAGTTTCTGAGTCAAGATCAATACTCAACGCACCGCCTGAATCAGCTTGAAAGTCTAAGTCTTCTGCGGTTACTTGCGCGTCCACATAAGCCTTTACAGACTGTTGTGTCGGCACAAGCGTTGCACTGTCAGACGACATATCATCTTCATCTACAAAGGCCGTAACAGTTATTGTGCCGTCTGAAAGACTTCCATAAGTTACAGTGCCGGTAGTTGTAATAGCTGATGAGCCATTATCAATAGCACCAAACCCTGAAGTAATAGAACCAGCATTTAAGGCTCCAACAGTTGTTACGTTTGAAAGAGTGTCTAGCGCAGACTCAAAATAAGTTTCAAAGTCTGTAAGTGCTACCTGAACCATTGTGCCCGCATCATTAACCACAACGCGGTCAGCGTCTGCAAGCGTTGTAGATGTAGCAGTTGTATCACCGTCTACAATGTTTAACTCTGTGGCAGTGCTTGTAACGCCATCAAGGATGTTTAGCTCTGCCGCCGTAGACGTTACTCCGTCCAGAATATTTAGCTCAGCCGCAGTAGAGGTTACGCCATCAAGGATATTTAACTCTGCCGCTGTAGCGGTAATTGCAGTCCCCGCAATAGAAAGGCTGCTTGGGTTTGACCCCACTTCGATAACAGCGCCACTGTCATTTTCGGTATAAAGTCTTTTGTTTGTTAAATCAATTGCCGGTTCGCCTTGGACTAAATCACTAGCAGAGGGCGCACCCGATCCATTTTTAAGTTTAATTGTGGTTGCCATGAACTACTCCAAGGAAAACATTGGATATAAAGAAAGGGGGGCCGAAGCCCCCGTATAGATTAAGCAGATGGTAGTGCGAGCACAAACCCAGCTTCAGGACGATATACTTGAACACCATAAAGAGTGTCAGCAGTATACAGAGTAGACAGGTACTCTTGCTTGTATTGCGTCTGTGATCGAACGGCCATTTGCTCAGCCATCACAACTGCGTCAGCGTGGAAAAGCAACGCCGCGCGAGTATCGACACTTGCCGCACTGTTATCAGAGGCAGATTCGATAGTTGCACAGTTAGCAGACACATATACATCTACGCCATAAAGATTACCAATAAGCCCGCTATTCACTACTCCGCCATTTACAAAGTCAGATGAAACATATCGGTCAATGCCCATAATTTCATTCCGTACTCCAGGTGGAATAACGAAGTAACGATTTTCCATTGGGACATTGTTGTCATCCAGCTTTTGGATCATGTCTCGGAAAAAACGATCAGTAAACTTATCACCAGCAACACCATCAATAGTATCGTCAGTGTACTGAGTCGTTGTGTCATTGGTATTCATAAAGCAGCCAGTATGCTGGTAGTCAGTAGGAGCTACTGATCCAGAAAATACAACCGCACCGCCATCACCAAAGCCAGTACCGCAAGAGTGCAGGTCATTATCAACCTGTACAGCTAGAGCATAGCCAGCGTCTTCAGTGTAAAACTGACGCAAAGAAGACAAAGCTTGAACTTCTACGATATCTTCAATTAAACGCGAGTATTCAAAGTGACGGTTAATAGTAATTGTCAACTCTGACTCAGTGTTAGCGATAATAGTTACCGCAGTATCAGCCGACTTAGCATTGGCATCACCACGAGTAGGCTTAGGAATATGAATAACGTCGCCCTTTTTGCCAGACATAGAAATGCGCTTGACAAGGGGAGCCATCTTCAAGTTCTTTTGGTAGGCAGCAATAATTTCATCTGACCAAATTTCTGGTACAAATGTTGCTGCTTCTGTTAATGCGGTATTACCACCCGCGCCAGGATAAGTTGCAGTAGCCATGATAATTCTCCTTTAGGCTATTTAACTCGACCCTCCGCGTATGCTTTCAGTATTTCATCTGATAAAGCGTTATAACGGTCTGGGTCAGTCTTCATAAGTTTAATAATGTCA